TGGGCTAGTCACTATTTGTCCGATGTCTTCTTCAAACTGAATGTAGTCAAAGAACATCAAATGGATGGATTTGTTCAAGAACTATCAAAGCATATCATAAACTATTGTCAATATTTGAATTATAACGGAAATTGCCAGATCTCGGAATCTTGGTTCTCGTTATTTAAAAAAGGTAATTATGGGCATATACATCATCATGGTAATTCTGATATATCAGGTGTTTACTATATTAAGACAAATGGAGAGGATGGAAACCTATTCTTTGAAACTCCAAACCCCCATTTAGGTACATCTAAGTTATTTTCTGCATTAACCCCTCGTCATGAGTACAAACCTGAAGAAGGGAACATAATGCTATTTCCTGGATGGTTAATGCATGGTATTCAGACTAATACCACTGATAATGAAAGAATAAGTCTCTCATTTAATATTTCGTTTGAAAGGACTGTTATCCACGATAAATAATAAAGGATATCTCCTATTATTATGTCTGTAGCAAATAGACCAGTTGACATGAGTGATGAGTTTAAAGAGAATGGATGGGATTACTGTAAATATTTAATTACAGACCCTAGAAGTGATAAATTGATGAGAAAAGATATCGATAATAAATCACCTAAAGATAATGGCACTGAAACCGATTAGTAGTAAAGATCTAGCAAAGTCTAGGTCATTTAATGATATTGGTATGGCTTTTGGAAAGAATCCATTTACTGACGATATATCTGTTGTCAAGGATGATAATTCTATAAAACAGTCTATCAGAAACTTGGTAATGACATCACCTGGTGAGAAGTTATTTCAACCTACTATAGGTTGTCAAGTATATGCTATGTTATTTGAACCTCTAGATGCGTTCAGTATAGACGCAATTAAGAGTGAGATAATAAATACCATTAACCAACATGAAAGTAGAGTACAACTTAGAGATGTTAATGCTGTTCCGTTTAAAGGAAATAATAAATTAGCAGTATCAATATCATATCAAGTGGTAGGTATACCTATTGTTGAAGAAGTTAAATTTGTTTTACAAAGAGCTGGATAATGCAACCGAATAATCTGACAGCATTAGATTTTGAGGATATTAAATCATCTATCAAAACCTATCTGAGAACTCGAAATGAGTTTTCGGATTATGATTTTGAAGGGTCAGGATTATCCTATCTTATTGATACTTTAGCGTATAACACGTATTACAGTGCGTTTAATGCTAATATGTCCATGAATGAAGCATTCCTTCCTTCTGCGACATTAAGAGATAATATCGTTAGTATTGCAAAGCTTTTAAATTATGTCCCAAGGTCAATTACATGCTCTAAGGCATGTTTGAAATTAGAGGTTCAAACCTCACAGACAAATGGTACTTATCCTAGTAGTATAACGCTCTCTAAGGGGCCTGTAGCTAGTGGGGGTAACTTTATATGGAATATCCTTTCCGACACCACTGTAGAGGTTAATACGACCACTGGTGTTGCTGAATTTGATAATCTAATGATTAATGAAGGGTCTATTGTAGATTTCTCATATACTGTTAATAGTTTCCAAAATCAGAATTACATAGTTCCTGCTGAAGACGCAGATATAAACACTTTAACCGTTACTGTTAAGCCAAACGAAGCATCTACTACATCAGATCTGTATAACTTAGTTGATACTGTTACTAATTTAACTGCTGCAACTAGGGTTTACTTTATTGCTGAAGGAGAAGACCAAAGATACGAAATACGATTTGGTGATGATAGTGTTGGTAGAAAACTTAAAGATGGTGAAATTATCAATCTAGAGTACTTGGTTACTTCTGGTACTGAGGCAAATGAAGTCCAAAAATTCACCTTTATTGGAGATCTCGTTGATAGTCTTGGAATTAAGCCTCCAAATGGAAATGTTACTCTATCTACAAAAGAGAAGTCACAACAGGGGTCTGCCTCTGAGTCTGTGGAGTCTATTAAGTATATGGCTCCTAGATACTACTCTTCTCAATATAGAGCAGTTACAGCACAAGATTATGCTGTAATTACTAAGAAGATTTATTCTAATGCAGATTCAGTTATTGCATATGGTGGTGATTCATTAAACCCTCCAATTTACGGTAAGGTTTATATTGCTATTAAAACCAAAACTGGTTCTTCTTTGAATGATGCTACTAAGAAGAGTATTGCTGCAGATCTTAGAAGTTATGCGATGGCATCTATTGACCCTGTAGTTATTGATCCAGACCAACTTTATATCTACCCTAAAGTATTTGCTTTATACGATACTGGGGTTACTAACAATACTTCTGAAATTAAGACCAATATACAGAATTCTGTTAATGCTTGGGCAACTCAAACTCAGATTAACAACTTCAACTCAACATTTAGGAACCAACAGTTCCAAAAAGCAATTACCTTATCCAATAAGGCAATTAGTGATGTTTCTGTACAAACTTCACTTTTGAAGTATATCAAACCTCAAACCAATCAAACTAATACTTATTGCATATCAACAGGTTCAACCCTATATGATAGTGCTCCAAGTAACGTTGATACCGACACTACTGGTTGTAAGAAAGAACCAGTAATACTATCTGGTAACTTTAGAACAGCAGATAGACCTGGTGTTGACCAACAGTTTGAAGATGATGGTTTTGGTAAGTTAAGAACCTTCTATAATACAGGAAATAAGAAGGTATATACGAATACTTCCGCAGGTTCTATAAATTATGAGACTGGTGATATTTGCATAGGACCTATCAATATAGTGGGAGCTGGAGATAATGTTCCAGCAACTACTAATTTGAATCTTTCGGATGCTATTACTGGTACAGGTAGTGTGATTGACACATCTTTATTACCAACAGATCTGCAATTGCCAACTCTGTTTATACCTTCTAATAGTTCCACTATTCCAGCATCAACTCCTGGAACAATAATCAACGTCATTAATCCTGAAGTCACAGTAAGTCCAGTTGGTACAACACCACCTCCTACTGTACCTCTAAATAGTTTGACCCCAAAGGTGTTTAACCAAGCACCGACTCTAGTTGAAGTCACTTCAATTAATAATACAGGTTCTCTCACTTCTAGTTGTTTCTAACTTAGATGGCAAATATCAATAAAGTCTCACAGTCAGTCAAGTCACTGACTCCAGCGTTCGTTGAGGATGAATATCCTCTCTTTAATAAATTCATTGAATATTATTATAGATCGCAGGAGAAAACTGGACTAGGGCAAAATATTTTAAATAATTTCCTACAATATCTGGATATCGATAAACTGGATATAGGAATACTTGATGGTGCAACGAAGATAGTAGAACCTCTTGGATTAACTGATGACACTGTAGTAGTAGAAAGTGTAGACCCATTTTTAGAGAACGATGGATCTATTTTGGTTGGTGATGAAGTAATTTATTATGAAAGTGTAAGTCATGCTCCTAATATTGCGTTAAGTCCAGGTATTTCATACGAACAGGTTAAGTTAAAATGGTTGGGTCTTGCAAGTCCATTATCATTATTTGATGGATCTCGTACAAGTTTCCCATTAACTTCTCAGAATAATCCCGTAGCTCCACCCTCTGCACAACATTTAATTGTACAGTCTTATGGTGAAGTTTTAATTCCAAATATTGATTATACTGTAGAAGGTACTGATATAGTCTTTACGTCTGCTCCTAGACAGAAACTTGATGCTGATGGTGCAGATCTAACCTTTATTACATATTTGAGTGGTTTTGTTGAGAGTAATATTGTTGCAATTGATAACCTATCCAATGGTTTTGGTGAGGCAAAGCGTCAATTTACTATAACGAGAGATGGTCTATCATATGAACCTGTTATAGGTGAGTATGTTCTAGCAGTTTACGATAATAAGCTTCTTATCCCACGTGTAGACTTCTTTATTGATGGAAATCAGTTTATATTCAAAGAAGCTCCTTTAAACGGTAGATTCTTATCATTATACTCTGTTGAAGCACCAATTCCTTCCTTTGGTTCAGGTGCTATTGGATATTCACGTATTAGTGATACTGGTACTTTAACTGGTATTTCTACAAATACTAATGGTACTAACTATAGGTTTGAATATCCACCAAAAGTTTCTATTAATTCTGAGAGTGGATCTGGTGCAGCTGCAACGGCATTAGTTAATGGTATTAAGAGTGTTTCTCTTCTTGATGGTGGATATGGGTATAGTGATACAAACCCACCTTTAGTTACAGTACAAGCACCCACAAAACCAGGTTCTACAACCGCAACTATTAAAGCAACTGTTACAAATGGTGCTGTTAGTGGACTGGAAGTACTTAATTCTGGTAGTGGATATACATTCACACCTAGACTTACTTTTACCCAGCCTGGAGGCGGTCAAATTGCTCCTCCAACGATAACTAATGGTTCTATTAGTGGCACTATAACTGTACTTAATGGTGGTATTGGTTATACAACTGTACCTGACATTTATGTTGATGAACCTGTTGACGAAGATGGTATTAGAGCATCATTACAGGCAGTACTAACAGATGGTAGAATTACTTCTGTTAATGTATTAAATGCTGGTCAAGGATATGTTGGAATTCCTAGAGTTGCTGTTGTAGATCCAACAGGAGCACAAATTCTCCAAACAAAGGTTGATGGTGATGGAAGAGTAACAGATATTGAACTTTTAAGTGGTGGTAGTGGATACCAAGATGTTCCATCAGTTTATATTGTTGATGAAAGAACAGACCAACTTGGTAATTATGCTGGTGGATCTGGTGCGACTGCTGTTGCATCTATTTTCAATGGTCAGATTATTGATATTAATATAACCAATTTTGGTGCTGGATATAGTGCAACTGAACCACCAACTATTTTTATTCAATCACCACCTTCTGCAGAATCATCTGCTACAGTTGGACTGAATGAAGTTACTGGATTTACTGTAAATCAAAATGGTGCTGGATATAGTAAAGCAAGATTTGAAGGATGTGCAAGGGCAGCAAGTGGTATTAAAGAATATTCTGAAGATGGTAATGCAGTATTCTCCGATGTTACAGTAGCATCTACAGCAGTTACAAATACTGCTGTTAAATGTTTGGATGCGTTATTCATTAAGAGATTACTTGATAAGTATACAGAACAGTTCTTACCTGATGTACCTTCTCTAGATTACTCTCAAATTGACGTTAGAACAGCAATTAAGACCATTAAGGATTTCTATGCGTCTAAGGGTACTTCATATAGTATTGCTTATCTCTTTAAGCTACTATACGGTGAAACTGTAAGTATTTCATATCCAAAAGACCAAATAATTAAGCCTTCTGCTG